ATGACAGCCAAGAATAAGGTTGACGCCAAGTCGATCACCAGCGACCAGCTTGAGGAGATGTTCGACGACGGCGACGACATCCTCGACTACGTGGACCTCGACAATCCCGTGGTCGAGCATCATCCCCCACTGGAGAAGCGGATCACGCTGACGATGCCCGCGTGGATGGTCAGCGAACTGGACGAGGAAGCCGCCGACTTGGCGATCAGCCGCAACGCCGTCGTCAACACATGGATCGCCGACCGGCTGCGCACCATGCGTCGCCGCGAAGTCGTCTACGCCTGACCCCATATACGACGAAAAGCCCCCGAACCATGCCGCATGCGTTTGCGGTGGGTTCGGGGGCTTCTTGGTTATTCGGTCTTGGATGCCTTGGCCTTGAGGGCGCTTGCGCCGATGATGACGCCGATGGTCAGCGCAATGGCGCTGATGGTGGTCGCGGCCGGATCGGCCCACGTCCATCCCCATACGGGGCCGAGCGCCTGCACGAGCGTGGCCATGGCGGGCAGCACGATCAGCGCCACCCACTTGAGCACGTCATACACGCGGTCGGGCAGCAGCCAATCAGGCATACCGGCCGTCGGCTTCACTTCCGTGGTGCCGGTCCGGGCTTCGATGTTCTCGTCGGTCATATCATTCTCGATTCTCTTAGACGGAACCTAGGAACCTCGCCACGGCTGGGGTTCGAGGTTCCTAGGTGGGGTTCGGGTTCCCACTAGCTTCCCGAGCTGGCGCTAGTAGCGCAGCACCTCGCCGGGGTAGATCACGTTCGGATTACCGGAACGGTAGCCGGAGAGCTGCGTGTAGCTGATGCCGAGCCGTGCCGCGATGCCGCTGAGGGTGTCACCGCTGCGGACGGTCACGGTGCGGGTCGCCGGTGGGGCGTTGCCGGCGGTGGCGGTGCTGCCGCCGCCGTTGTAGGTGACGACCTGACCGGGGTAGATCAGGTTAAGGTTGCCGCTGGGCACGCTCCACTTGGACAGCGGCCACAGGCCTGTGCGTGTGGCGATCGCGCTCATGGTGTCGCCCGCGCGGACGGTCACACGGGTCGCGTTGGAGGTGGTCTGCTGCGTCTGCGTGGTAGCGCCGGCGTTGAGGCGCTGGTTGACGATCGCCATGACCTTGTCGTAGTTAGCGCCGAGCGCGTCGCGTCGCTGCTGGCCGTTGCCGTAGTCGCCACGGATCGTGGCGGTGGCGAGGGCCTGTAGATCGACGGTCTGGGTCGGCGGCGTCTCGACCTGCGGCGGGGTCGTGGTCTGCGCCTTGCCGGCCGGGTTGGCGTAGGCCTGCCACTGGGATGCGTCGCCACGGAAGTAGTTCAGGTCGAGCGGGCCGTTATAGCCGCTGACCCAACCATTCGAGGTGTACTGGCGCATGGCCTCGCCGTAGATCGAATAGTTCCACGGTCGGCTCTGGTAGCCGGTCGGCGCGTTGCTGGCGTACTGAGCGACCCAAAGGCCGCAGTTGGCGCGCACGTCGCTGGGTATCTGATTGAGTGCGGACGACTGCACGTACACCATCGGCCACACGCCGGTGAGCGTGTGCACGCGCTGCACGAACCGGCGCACCCAATCGCCGTTGCCCCACTGGGCGTTCTGGTAGGACTCCCAGTCGAGCACGAGCACGGCCTTGCCGATGTAGTCCCTAGCCCGGCCGACGAAGAAGTCGGCCTCGCTGCTGGCGTCGTTGCCGCCGGCGTAATGGTACAGGCCGAGGCTCTTGCCCCGGTCGGTCACGCACTTGGCCTGAGTGCGCCAGCTACCGTTCTCGAAGCCGACACCCTGACTGACTTTGACGACGGCGAAGTCGTAGCTGGCGGTGCAGGTGACGTTCGCGGCCTGCCAGCCGGACACGTCGATGCCGACCATGTCGGCCATGGCGATCGCCGGCGCGGTCGCGAGCAGCATGGCGATGATTGCCGCGATGATTGCCGTGATCGGCTTGCTTTTGTTCTTGAACTTGCCCATTCGTTTTCCTTCCTGTGTTGGGTGGGCATATGAAACAGCCCCCGCCGGGATGTCCGGCGAGGGCTAAACCTTCTTGGGGGCTATCGGCGCGTCCTGTATGTCCTGGTTGACTTGGGTGCCGTGCCCGTTGCCGCCGAGGCTGTGGTAGCTGTCGTAGACGAGCTGCGCGGTCCGTTTGGCGGTGTTGTCGGCGATGCCGTCGTTGGCGACCATTTCGCGCTGCATCTGTTCGAGCTTGCACAGCAGGAGCACGCGCACGCCGGTCTGCATGGCGTCGGATTTGCGTCGGTAGCCGCGCCACCAGCCGAGCATGTATCCGCCCAGGGCGGTGATGATGCCGGTGGCGGCCCAGACGGTGAGCTGCTGGGCTATGGGGTTCACTCTCCGATCCCCTCGTCGAGGCCGGCGATGTATGCCCGTACGGCTTCGCGGCCCGCTTCGGGCACGTCGTCGATGGTCTTGCGGCCGGCGATGACGAGACGGGCGTAGACGCGGATCATGGCTTTGCTCATGCTTCACCCCCTGACAGCAGCTGGTAGATTTCGGCCAATGCCTCGTCCTGATCGAGGCTGGACGCCTCCAAGCCGGCGAGGCGCTGACTGTCCGATTTGGATGCCTGCACGCAGTCGAGCCAGATGCTGTCGGCCTGTTCGATGGCTTCCTGTTCGGTCAGGTCGCGGATCGTGTAGGCTTCGTCGGCGGTGTATTCCGTCCATGCGGTTTCGCCGTCCCCGTGCATGACGGTGGTGATGTTGCGGCGGATGCGGATGTCCGCGAGGCCGTCGCCGCGCGGGTAGTAGCTGACCTCTTCGAGGGGTTCGAGGCTGGATACGGTCTGGAGCATGGGTTTTCCTTCCTGTGTTGGGTGGATAAATACCGGGTTGCGCGGCGCATGGTGTGGTCGATGCGGTGGCGTCGCCGGTATCGGATGCTGTCGCTGTTGCGCAGGTATCCGTAGTAGGAGCAGCAGCGTCGCGCGAGCTGTTCGGTCATGGGCCGGCGTCTGGCGCGGTTGAAGGTGCGGCGGGCGCGGAGGAACACGCCGCTGCGGATGTTGACGCGGCCGTGGGGTCGGAACGTGTAGCCGACCATGTCGATGGGTTCGAGGTCGAGGCGTTTGCAGTTCCATTCCTCGTGCACGTCGAGTTTGAGCGCGTCCTTCAGGTAGCGGACGATGCGGCGGGCGGCGATCTTCAAATCTCGTTTGGAGGTGCCGATGAGCAGCAGGTCGTCCATGTACCACAGTTGGTGCGTGATGAGCCGGCGGCGGGTGATCTCGCCGGTGCGCCGGCTGGTGCGTTCGATGGTCATGGCCGGCGATTCGATCCAGTGGTAGGCGTGGCTGAGGTAGTAGTTGGCGAGCCATTGGCTCAGGTAGCTGCCGATGTTGAGGCCGTTGTCGCCTTGGTACCGGTCGATGAGGTGGAACACGAGGCGCAGCAGGATCGGGTCGCCGACGTCGCGCGTGAGCATCGCCTTCAATGTGGGGCGGTCGATGCTGGGATAGTATTTGCGCACGTCGAGCTTCACGAACCATTTGCTGGATCGTTCGCGTGTCCATCGTTTGATCGCGCGGCGGGCGTCGATGGTGCCGCGATTGGGGATGCTGGCGGTCTGCCATCGGCCCACCTTCGCGTCGAACAACGGCTGGAGGGCCATGACGGCCACATGGTCGTAGATTTGGTGGCGTACCGATTCGCGGCCGATGACGCGGTGTTTGCCGCTGATCGGTTCGACGCGGTTGAAGTACGTGATCCTGGTGTCGCGGTATCGGCCTTCGCGTATCTCGTCGGCGATCCGTTCGGCGAGCCGGTCGAGGTCGGGGTGGGTTTCGAGGAAGCGGGTCACGTCGCGGCGGGACCGTTTGCCCTTGAGGTAGTGATCGATCGCCCTGCGGACGAACATGGGCGTGGCGCAGCGGGGGTGCTTGCAATGGGTTTTCAGAGCGTTTCCTATCTGGACTATGCCGGCGTTCGACGGTGCTGGATGGGTTCGGGTCTACTGGCCGGGTGCTCGGTTTGATTTTCGGCTGGGCCGTGGCTTGCCCTCTCACTGGCTGGCGTGGAGGGTAGTTGTGGCGTAATGATCGTGTTGACAGGATTGACCGGATATGCGGCCCCCGATGTTCCACCTGCGGTTCGCGAGGTCGTTCCTGAGGTTCGCGGCGAAAGCGCCGTACTGCACCCCATCCCTGAGGTTGCCGAAGCGCTGCACCACGCACGGACGTCGGAGGCGTACCGCCACAAATCCCAAAAGGCTGCGAAACGTCATGAGGGGGCTTTCGCCCCCTCGCTGCGCTTCACCCCCATCGCACTGCGGCTACGCCTTCGTGCGACCGAGCGCAGAAAGGCGGCCCCCGATGTACCACCAGCGGTCCGCGAGGTCGCTCCCGAGGGACGCGGCGAAAGCGCCGTACCGCACCCCATCCCAGAGGCTGCCGAAGCGCCGCACCTGTCGGAGGCCTTGGGATGTGAGCGGGTTGGCCCCGATGGCGTCGCACATGCCGGTGGTGCTCGTCGCGCCCAGTCCCGTGGGGATGATGACGCCGTTGGACAGGGTGAAGTCCTCGGCGTATCGCCATGAGTTGTCCGTGGTCTTGTCGCGTGGTGTGAATTCGCCGATTTTGGTGTAGTTCGTCGTCGAGGTCTTGCTTGCATTGGTGATGTCGAACACGCGGTAGATGTCGAGTCGGCCCTTGTCGTCGCTTTCCTTGACGGCGTTGACGATGAGGTCGGCGTCGCTCTCGTAGACGCCGTTGAATAGTTCGATGCCCTGTAGGCGGATGGGCTGGTGGTTGGCGGCGGACGCGGTGGATGGGCGGCCGTCGGTGCCGAGCAGCTTGTCGGTGGCCCCGGTCTTCCACGGCATGCTGTTGACGAAGCATGCGGTGGTCGTGGTGATGGCGTCGCCGTCGAGGTTGAGGGCGGTGTTGCTGGCGTCGATGGCGGTCTTGCTCAGGATGGTGCGTGCCCGGGCGGCGCTGTAGTTGCCGGTGTTGTTGCGTTCCTTGTCGGTGCCGACGTTGACGGTGCTGCCGACGTCGAAGTTGTTGGCGTAGCTGGTGGCGATGATGACGCGCTTGACGCCGGTTTCGGCATTGGTGACGGCGGTCTGCGGCGTGTACTGCCAGCAGCCGCCGAGCACGTCCGAGTTTTTGGTGGCGTATTTGAGCATGAGCATGAGCTGGACGTAGAAGGTGTCGCCGGCGCAGCGGCCGGCGTAGCCCTTGCCTTTCTTGAGCGCGTAGTCGATGGCTCGGTTCTGGGAGCCGAATTCTCGGTCGATCTCCTTGCCGCTGACGGACAGGGGGCGTTGCTGGGAGTCGAGGGAGGCGGCGTATTTCGCGAACAACAGGCATGGCCGTTTGCTGCCGTCGGGCAGCAGCACGCCGGGCAATGGCGCGTAACCGTCGTACTGGGTGTCGCTGTACAGGAATTCGTTGTGGGTGCTCGTGCTTTCGAGCTTGTAGTATCCGGGGCATGTCATGACGTACACGTCGCCGTTGCTGCCGTCGCGTTTGAAGCGGGTGTCGATGCCGTCGATGGCGGTGACATGGGGCACGCCGTCGTCGTCCACGGTGGCGTTGACGTCCCATGTGCGGAAGGCAGGCAGTGCGGCGTAGTCGTCGCGTCCGGCCTTGGCGTTGGTGCTGATCTCGATGGTCAGGTTGGCGTTGTCTCGGGTCTTCACGCCGGTTGGCGTGTTGCTGTACGTGTATTTGGGAAATCTCACGCCGTACACCTTGCCGTCCTTGTGGGCGGCGAAGTAGGCGGCGATGTTGCCGTATTCGCCCTTGGTGCCGTCGTACTCGAATCGCACGCCCTTGGCGGCGTTGGCGTGCACCTTGGCGATGAGCTTGGCGGTGTCGGCGAGGGTCATGACCTTCTGTGTGTTCGCCATGATGGCTCCTTCCTGTTTATCGGTTGATGATGTCGAGCGCCCAGTCGATGTCGGACTGGGTGAGCGGCGGGATCGTTTCGGCGTCGGACAATGCCGGCGCGATCACGGTGTCGTACTGGGCGTCTATGTCGGATTGGGTCGCGAAGACCACGCCGGCGGCCGCGCTGGCGGCGATCTTGGCCTTGCAGTCGTCGGAGAGCTGCCGGTATTCGATCACGCTGGTGCGTGCCGCGTCTGCGGCGTCCTTGGCTTCGCCGGCCGCGCTGACGGCCTTGTTGATGGCCGTGGTCGCGTCGTCTATGAGCTTGTCGAGCACGCCCATCTGATCCTGCGCGTCGGGCGCGGTCGCGTCGAACACGGCTCGTTCGACGATGCCGTGGAAGTTGCGCGAACAGATCCTCGTGCCGTTGACGCTGACCTCGATGCCCATGAGGATCGCGCCGGCGTGCTGCAACGCCTTGCGCGGCACGGCGACACGGTACGTGGCCGTGGTGGTGCCGAACACTGCTGGCATGCTCACGCGGTCGCCCAGCCCGCTGCCGGGACTGGTGTTGTAGGCGAGCGCGACGGTGATGCCGGTGGTGTCGGTGATGGGGGTGCCGTTGTCGGTGAGTTCGACGGTGATGGTGCGGCCGTTGATGTCGCCGGCGTTGAGGCGTATGTCTGCGATGTAGCCGTTGGCTAGGTCGAGTTGGATGGGTTCGCCTGTGGCTTCGCGGAAGCTGTCAAGCGTTGCCATTGCCGTCGTCCTTGTTTTCGAGCTGGCTGCGGAGTTCGGCTATCTGCGCGTCCTTGATGTCGCACATGGCGGCGAGTGTGGCGATCTGCCGGTTCGCGTCGGCGAGTTGTTCGGAAAGCTTCTGCGATACGAGTCGGTCGAAGCTGACGTACTGCTGGTCATCGTTCATTTTTCTACTACCTTTCATCTGGTTATTGGTTGCGGCATGAGGCTTGCGTAGAAGCTTTCCTCGGCGTTGTCGATGGCATTGGCAACCGTCTTGTCCGAGAGCAGGTCGGAAAGCGCCTGTGCGTCAACGCAGGACGTGTCTATGCCGGTTCCGGCGTCTGAGTCTTCGAGGGCGTATGTCGATACCGATTGCGCCTGTTGCGGGATGGTTGGTAGGTGCATGCCTTTTCTGGTGTCGTTGCGGGCTACAGTCAGCGGATCGTTCTGGACGGTTCCGTCATCGGCGAGCATTGACATGTCCGCCGCACTGTCGTTCAGCGCCGCTTCGAGCGCTTCATAGGCCTCCGTCCAGACCCCCCTGCCGGTTGACGGATCGTATCGCGTCGTGTCCTCGACGCCTTGCATTATCGCGGCGACTGCTTCGGCTGTGGATCCAAGTCCGAGCAGTGCCGTCCAGGATGCAATGGTTCCTGGGGAGAACACGAATTGCTGGTATCCGTTGACGGGTTCGTCGCAGTTGACGATGATGTTCCCGTCGCTCATTGTCATGGTTTGTCTCATGTTTGGCTTTCCTTATTTGACGAGCCATCCGAAGGTGTCGCAATACATGTCGACCGTACATGGGTTCCGGTCGGCGTTGTACATTAGGATGTCCCATCCGGATTGTCCTCCGGTGTTTTTGACGTGCATGATGATGCCGCCCCATTCTCCGTCAGCGTTTGCGACGGCGTAGTATCTGCCGTATTTTGCCGGCGACGACGCGGTGAAGTGCACGGTCGCGACCGCGCCGACCGAGATCGCCCCGCCGTTCGGCATCCATGCCTTCCATGCCATGGATCCATCGAGAGTATGACGGTTCGCATAGCCTCCGAGGAAGCCTCCCATGTAGAGGTATCCGGTGTTGATGTCTGCCTTCACCCCGACGGCGCCGTTCGGATCCCATGCCGCAAGTTCCGAATACGTGTCCATCGCGTTTGTGTCTGGAGAGGCCGAAGACACCAGTCGTGCGCCGGAGCTTTTCGCGTCATTTGACGACAGGCTGTAGTCGCGCATGACGAGTGCCTGGAAGACACCTCGCATCTTGGCGTTGTCGGTTTTCGTGCTGCCGACTCGTACGAAGGCGCCTGGATCTGTGTTCGCGCGACGACCGCCGTTGAAGGTGAGCGTCGAGATCTCGCCCACCTCGGAATTCGTGGACTCGGCAGCGATGTATGGCTGCTGCGCCGCATCTGTCGCGTGGATGAACGAGATGCCGGCGCCGGTGATGTCGGCGGATCCTCCGATCGGCTTCTGTTTGAATTTCGGGCTCATCCACAGGCGAGATCCGGACGTGCCAGTCTGGAAGGTTCCTGTGAGCGTGTTATGGCCTCCGCTGCCGTCGAGATGAACCGTTTCGACGCCGTTGGCGTCGGTCATGGAGAATATGCCGCTGTCGAGGTTCCAGTAGCTTCTCGCGCCGCTGATGATGCCGCTTCGCAGGTAGGTGGCGTTGACGTACAGCAGTCCTCCGCTCATGTACAGGCCCTGCAGCTGGCCGTTGTTCGTGAGCTTGTTGAAGATGTACTGCTGTGTGAGCGCCTTCTCGAACGTGTTCACATGGCTCGTGGCCGTGTTGTCGGCATACGATTTGGCGGCTTCGAGCGTGCTGGTGTCACCGTCGGCCGCCGCCTTCTTCGCCGCCTCGAGGGCCGCGTTCGCCTTGTTCGTCGCGTCCGTGGAAGCGGCTTTCTTGGCGTTGGCTTCCGCGCTGTTCGCCTTCTTGGTAGCATCGGCCGCGGCCGCTGATTGCGCGGCATTGGCCTTGCTTGTGGCGTCGGCCTTCGCGGACGCGAGCGTGTTCGAGCCGATGCCGTCGGCGTATTTCTTGGCCGCCGCCTCGGCTTCGGAGGTGAGCCGCTGTGCCGCCGTGGTGGTGGCGAGGTCGCTCGCCTTGTTCCCGGCAATGGTACTGGTTCCGGCCAGCCGGAATTCGCCGGTGGTCATGTCCCAGTACTGCAGGCCCTTCTTGTCGGTCAGGATGCCCGCCTTGACGAGGTTCGCGTCCAAGACGCCGGACTTGACGTAGGACGCGTTGGCATACAGGTTGCCGTTCTCCATGAAAAGGCCCTGGATCTTGCCGTAGTTCGTGAGCCGGTCGAACACGCTCTTCTGCCCAAGGGACTCGTCCAAGGCGTCCACGTACGCCTGCGCCGCCTTCTTCGCCGCCTCGAGGGCCGCGTTCGCCTTGTTCGTCGCGTCCGTCGAGGCGGACGCGAGCGCGTTCTTTCGGGCCTCTTCGGCTTTCGCCTGCGCGTAGTCCTTGGCCGCGGCGAGGTTGTCGATGTCGGTCTGGTCGGACTCACGCTTCATCTGGTCGGCGTACTTCTTCGCCTCGGCGAGCGCTGCCGACGATGAGTCTCCGGCGATCGCGTCGACCGTTTTTCCTCCGACCGTCGTTCGTGCGGAGAGTTTGAAGTCGCCGGTGTCGAGGTTCCAGCTGTTGTAGCCTGCGGCATCGGAGAGCAGGCCGGTGTAGATCGCGTCGGCGAAGAGTCCTTTGCCGTTCGCGAGGCTGCGCCAGTTCCAGTCGCCGTTCGCGTTCCTCGAGCTTGCGCACCGCCAGTATCCGCCGCCGATCTGGATGACCTGCGTGGGGTGCTGGTCGATCGGCTTGTCGTACACGTAGATGCCTTGGCCGGGTTTGAGGTACGTGTATCCGCCGGTGGCGTTCATGATCTGGTTGATGCGGTCGATGAGGTCCTTCATGTACGGGCCGGTGCCGCCGGCGGCGCTGTTCCATGCGCCGGAGTTGGAGACGAGTTTGTCGAGCGCCTGCTGTTGGGCGGCGAGGCGCTGCGTGTAGGATTGCCGGATGTTGCCGAGGGTGATCTTGGTGTCGGCGAGGCTGCCGGCAAGGTCTTCCTCGATCTGGAGGATGCGGCCTTCGAGGCGCAATGGTGTGGTGAAGCTGGTGTCGATGATCTGCACGCTGTCGCCGACGTCCGTGCCTTCCGGGTCGTAGCCGGCTTGTCCGAGGGCGGTCACGTCGGCGGTGTAGGAGACGACGGGCGTGGTGCGGGTTTTGAGCGCCGCTTTGGTGAGGTTTAGGAGTTCCTTGGGGTCTTCGCAGTCGGGGAAGTCCACGGCGGCTTCGCTGTGGTGTCTGGTGCCGTCGGCTCCCACGATGCCCCAGTTGGCGAGCGCTTGGTCGTCTTGGACGTAGGGTTTGCCGTTGTTGACGTCGGCGAAGCTGATTTTGCGGCTGTATCCGCCGGTGGCCTCGCCTTCCTCGTTGGTTTGTTCGATGCCTTTGCCCCAGCCGTAGAGGCGGGTGATGACGTCGCCGGCGTCGATGTCGCGTTTGATTTGGGTGAGGTCTTTGCCGTATTCGAAGCGTTTCGTGCTCGTGGTTTGGCCTCGGTGTTCGACGAGGTGGATGATGCGTTGGCCGATGCGGTTGCCGGTCGGGTCGGGCTGGTATTCGGTCTGGGCTTCGAGCCCGTAGGTGTCGGCGGTCTTCTGGACGGCTTCGAGTACGGTGCAGTGGTAGAAGGCGAGGTCGGCGATGCGGGTGCGGGTGCCGGTTTCGACGGTGCCGACCGTCCACCGGGTGCCTTCGAGGGCTTTGGCGAGGCAGGCTTTGGCGTTCGCGTTGCGGTTGCGTTTGTCCTCGATATAGGTGCGGGACAGTTCGGCGATGCTGCCGGTGCAGTAGGCGACGGTGACGGGCATGCCTGCGGCGCGGGCGGTCTGGGTGGACTGGCACAGGTATTCCGCCCATCGACCCGTGCTGTCCTTGAACACGATGCGTTCGTCCTTGTTGATCTCGCCGATGGTGGTGATATCAAGGGTGTCGGTGCCGTCGGTGGCGCGGGTGCGGATGGCTTTGATGGCGTAGGGCAGGTCGCCGAGCGGGTTGCCCCAGCGGTCGAAGATCATGTAACGCAAAACGTGTCTCCTAGATGAGCGTGAGCGGCCGGTACGCGAGGCTGGCGGCCGTGACGCCGGACGGGGTGATCGTGTTGGCTCCCGGCAGGAGCGGGAAGTAGTCGGATTCGAGGGTGGGTGTCATGAGGTTGCCGTTGACGCGCAGCTCGCGCGAGTCCGGCGCAGTATCGATGGTGATGCGCCCGGTGATCGCGGTGGCGGATGCGAGAGTGAGCTTGTGGCCGTGCGCGTCCCGTATGGCGATGGTCCTGGCTCCGCTGGCTGGGGTGAGCGCCCATGCGGGCCAGCATGGCCGGTTGCCTTTGACATGGATCGCGTTCGCGCCCGTTTTGAGCGTGACGGTGCGGCTGCGGCCGATGAGATAAGGGGCGGCGGCGATGCTCACGGTGACGAGCGTGGCGACCTGCCGGGGGCCGGCCCACTTGTCCTCCCACGCGGAAAGGCTCATGCGGCCCCGGTATTCGCCGGGCAATCCCCGCCATGAGAGTGAGACGATGGTGCCGGCCAGGGCCGCGAGCTGCGTCTTGGCGGCGAGGATGTCGTCTTCTCCGCCGATCGCGTACAGGCTGAGCGTGATGGCGCGGTCGCCCATGTACGCGGCCCCCGAGGGGTCGGTGAGGGTCAGGTCGAGCCGGCCGTCGCGGCCGGGCATGTCCTGCACGCTCACCATGGGTTCGGCGTTGCCGATGGTCACGCCGTCGGAGGTCAGGGAGAGCATCATGCGCTCCAGCGGCGTGCCGTTGAGCGTGGGGTCTTCGACATGCGGCAGGCGCATGCGTCGCTGGTAGAGCATGATGCTGCCCCCCTTCCTGTTATCGGCCGAGTCGGGCCATGTTGTCGAGTTCGTAGCTCATTGGCTTGGCGAGCTTGCCGGCCATGACCTCGCCGCCGCGATCGGACAGGTTGAGCGTGATGCCGGCGGATAGTGCCATGTCGATCGCGTCGATGATGTCCTGTTTGGTCGCGGAGTCGGCCGAACGGTCGTCCATCGTGTACGCGATCCGTCCGCCGTTGACGGTGCCGTGGTATGCGAGCGGGGTTTCGAGCCGGCTGGTGTCGGTCTTCAGGCTCACGGTGGGGATCATGTCGGTCAGTCCGTCGATGCTGTCGGCGACGAGGCCGCTGGCCTTGTCGATGCCTTGGGCCATGCCGGCGGGTATCCATTTGCCGACCTCGTCCCTGAAGATGCGTGACGGGCTGTGGATGCCGAGCACGCCCTTGGCCCAGCCGACGAGGCTGCTGCCGAGGTTGCTGATGGTGTTCCTGACCCACTGGAACGCGCCGCCGATGCCGTTGATGAGGCCGCTGATGATCTGACGGCCCGTGTCGTACAGCCATCCGCCGGCCCCGCTGACCGCGCCGAGCACGGTGTCGCGGATGCGGCCGACGGTGTTCGACACGGATTGGATGCCGTTGGACACGGCCGATGTGATCCCGTGCCAGATGTTTCCAAGGAACGAGCTGACGCTGTTCCATACGCTCGTCCATACGCCGCTGATGGCGTTCAGGACGGTCGAGATGGTGTTGCGCACATTCTGGATGTATGTGGACACCACGCCGCTGATGGCGTTCCAGATGGTGGATGCGACGGACTTGACCGCGTTCCAGACGCTCGTCCATACGCCGCTGATGGCGTTGAGGACGTTGCCGATCGTGTTCCTGATGCCGTTGATGATCGGCGTGAAGAACGCGACGATCTTGTTCCAGACATCCGTGAAGAACTGGCTTACGGCCGTCCATACGCTCGTCCAGATGCTTTTGATTCCGTCGAGGATGTTCGACAGGAACGCTTTGATGCCGTCCCATGTGGTCGTGAAGAACGATTTGATCGCGTCCCATGCGCCCTGCCAGTCGCCCTTGAGCAGGTCGAGGAACACGACGATGATGGTGCGGATCGCGTTCACGACGGTCGAGATGTAGCCGCGTATCAGCGTGAAGATCGTGTTGACGACGTTGTAGATCGCCGTCCATACGGTGCTCCATACGGTGTTCGTGCTGTTCATCTGCTGGGTGATGAACGAGAGTATCCAGCCGAACACGGTGTCGATGCCGTTCTGGATCGCCTGCAACGGGGCGACGATGAGCGCGCCGATCACGGTGAACACGTTGATGATGAAGTCCCGGACGCTGGTGAAGATCGTCGTGGCGGTCGTGCTGATGCCGGTCCACACGCCGGACAGGAACGTGGTGATCGACGTCCATGCGCCGGTGACGCCGCCGCCGATCGTCTGCCATAGGCTCGTGAAGAAGCCGGCGATGCCGTTCCATGCGGATTGCACGCCGCCGGTGATCGTCGCCCATAGGTTGGCAAGGAATTCGCCGAGCCCGTTCCATATCGCCTTAGCGCCCTCCACGAGCGCGGCCCATGTCTCGGACAGCCATGAGGTGAACGCGGCCCATGCCTTGCGGCCGACCTCGGTCTGGGTGAAGAACCAGACGAGAGCGGCGACCACCGTGGCGAAGATCGTGACCCAGAAGCCGGCGGGATTCGCCTTGAGGACGGCGTTGAAGGCCCGTTGGATGGCGGTGCCGGCGCTCGTCACGGCGTTCCATGCGAGTTGCGCGTTCTGCGCGATCTTGGTGGATGCGGCTATCTTCTGGATGCGGCCGGAGATGCCGCCTATGCCGTTGACGAGGTCGGTGACGCCGTTGGCGGCGTTCTTGACCTTCACGGCGGCGTTGAAGATGCCGTCGAGCCCGCCGGCGACAGCCGTGATGCCCGCCGTGGCTGTTTTGAAGCCGAGGAACGCGGTGACGGCCGGTATGAGCACGGGCGCGAGCTTGCCGGCGTTGCCGACGATGAGGTTCAACGTGTCGGCGATGAGTTTTATGGCGGTCGCGACCCCGTCGGGCGGCATGAGTTTCACCCAGTCGACGACCATGTTGACGACGCCCATGATCGCGTTCCTGATGGTGTCCCACGCGGATTTGAACGCGGTGATCGCGCCGTTTTCCTCCAGTTTGGAGTAGAGGCGCTGGAACCAGCCGATGAGCCCCTCGATGCCTGCCTGGACGACGGGCACGGCGTTGGTGACTCCGTCTGCGATCCAGCTCATGCCGCCGGTGATGGCGGGTTTGACGCTGTCGAGCACGCTCGCGCCGAGCTTGACGAACGCGGCTTCGAGGTTGCCGGTGGCTCCCTCGATGGTGCTGGCGCTGGTGGCCGCTTCCACGGCGGCGTCGGTGAAGCCGAGCGACATGATCGCGTCGTTGAATTCCTGCGCGGTGATCTGCCCGTCGGCCATGGCGTCGCGGAAGTTGCCGGTGTAGGCTCCGGCTTCCTTGAGGGCCTGTTGGATTTTGCCGCTCGCGCCGGGGATCGCGTCAGAGAGCTGGTTCCAGTTCTCGGTCGTGAGTTTTCCTTGGCCGGCGGTCTGGGTCAATACCATCGCGACGCTTTTGAACGTGTCGGCCGAGCCGCCGGCGACGGCGTTGAGGTTGCCTGCGGCTTCGGCGAGGCGGTCGTAGTTGGGCACGCCGTTGGCGGCGAGCTGGGCGGTGGTGTTGCGGATGTCGTTGAGGTCGTAGACGGTCTTGTCGGCGTAGTCCTGCGTGCTGGCGGTGAGTCGTTTGATCTGCTTCTCGCTGACGCCGGCGAAGTTCAGGGTGCTGGCGAACTTCTGGGCGCTGTCGGAGGCGCTGGTGATCTCGCCGGACAGGCCCATGAACGCTTCGATGGCCTTGCCCGCGACGCTTTGCGCGATGCCGGTGATGACGCCGAGTTTCGCGCCGAAGCCGCCGGCGAAGCCGTTGCCGGCTTTGATGCCGGCGGTGTTGCCGGCGGTTTCCGATGCGCTGCCGAACGCCGATTCGATGGCCTTGCCGACGCCCTTCATGCTGGGCACGACCTGCACGAACGCGGTGGCGATCTCGATTGCCATGCTATGCCTCCCTGATGGTGGTGCGCGGTGCGGCCAGGTATGCGGCCAGTTGTTCGTCGTCCATCGCCACGGCCTCGCCGCCCGTGGCTTCGTGCCGGACGGTGCCGGGGCGTTGGAGCTGTCCGCGCCAGCGCGCGCCCTTGCGTGAGGCCTCCTTGGTTTTCGTCCAGGCGAGGAACGCGAGGCTGTCGCGGATGTCGGCGAGGAGGTAGGTCTGGTCGTCCCATGCGAGGCGCGGGTCGAGTTTTTGCCAGACGATGGCCTGACGGGGCAGGTTGGCGGCCAGTGCGGCCGCACGGTTGGCGGGCAGTTCGCCCGTCCAGATGAGGTCGGGGTTGAGCCCATAGAAACGCTGGAAGTCCGCTTCGAGCGCGTCGGGCGCTGTGGCGAGCATTCCTATGAGCGTCAGGAGTTTGGGGCGACCTGTTCGAGGAGTTGGGCGATGAAGTCGCTGACCTTGTCGATGCTCACGCGGCCGGTGTCGGGGTCGCGCAATGCGTCCTTCATCGCCGTGTACTGGTCGCCGCACAGCTTCTTGAGGAAGGGGACGATGGCAAACGCGCCGGAGCCGTCTCCGGTCTGGGCGGTCTGGAGGTCGTAGAGGTATTCGACCATGTCGAGGTCGTTGAAGATCGCGGGGTCGACGGTGACGGTGACGCCCATGACCTCGACGGTCTTGGGCTGGTTTTTCGGGGTCTTGTGGTCCTGCGGCTGCTTGGCTGCCATATGCGTGTCCGTTCAAAGTGTCAAAGGTGCGCCCGCCGGACGGCGGGCGCGGGGTGTGGTCACTTTTCGGCGATTGTCGCGGTGGTGACTTTGGCGATGTATTCGACGCTGGTGGAGCCGTTGATGAGGTCGCTGGGGTTGGCGCTCATGGTCACGCCGTAGCCGATGGCGTCGCCGGCGCTGTAGGTGGTGTCGTCGAATTCGGTGATGGTGCCGTCGGCGACGACGATGCGCTTGACGCGGTTGCCGGTCATGGCGATCTCGAACACGAGCACGAGGCTTTCGCCGGACGGGATGGCGTGGTAGACGGTGAGCTTGTCTGCGGTGCCGGTGACGTTCGCGGTGCCGAAACGCAGTTTGAGGCTGGCTTCGTTGGTTTCGATCATGTTGAACTGCCATGTCTCGCCGTAGCCGCTGATCTCGGACAGTACCTTGATGCCGCCCATCTCGTTGATGTCGGTGGTGTCGGTGTCGGTGGCGTTGGTGACGCCGTCCTCCGACAGGTAGCCGACGCAGGTGTAGGCTGCCGGCAGGGCGGTGGTGGCGTCGGCGGGCAGGGCGGTGTCGGCGGGCGCGTAGTAGAGGCAGCCGGTCTTCTTGGGCTTTCCGAGGCTGACGTTTTTCTTGTTGTTGTGGTTGGTTTCGGCCATTGGTGTTCCTTTTTCGTGATGCCGGCGGCGCTTATTGGGTGGCGGCGTCGAGATGGATGGTGATCTGGTATCGGGGCTGGGGCGGCGGGCCGGGGTCGGGGAAGTCGATGACGCTTTCCACGCCGACGGCGGCGATGGGGTCGAGCAGGTCGAGGTCGAGCAGTCGGGGCAGCAGCGTGCCGGTGGCGAGCTGGGCGGCCTGCCATCGGCTTTCCGCCCATACCTGTATGGCGAGGGTGGGGTGGCTGCTGTATTCGTTCTCGTTGCCGCCGACGCGCTCGATGGTGACGAGCCGCCTGGGCCGGTCGGCGGGCACTTCGAGGTATGCGGTCAGCCCGTCGCCGTCGGGGTCGGCGTCGATCCAGTCCTTGACCGTCTTTTCGAGGTTGAGGCTCATCGCCGTTTCACCGCCTTGAGCAGCGTGTTGTGCTTCGCGTTGTCCGCCATCGCATTCACGTTGCCTTCGGAGCCGTGCCCGGTCGTGGCGAGCGCGACGCTGCCTTTGGGGGTGCTGACATGGGTTGCGGCCTCGTAGGTCGCGCCTTCGACCTGTGCCATGCCGTTGGCACGGGCGGCGATGAGCGTGGCCTGTCGGTCGATGGCCTGCTGGATGGGTGCGGATTGGCGTACCGCACGGAAGCCGGCGAGGTTGAGTTTGACCTTTGCCATGCGTTGCTCTCCTATCCTCTGGTGTCGGCGAGTTCGACGGTGAGGTTCCATCGGGTCGGGGTGATGCCGCCCGTGTAGGGGCGGGGGTCTCCGATCACGGTGTATTCGACGCCGTCGATTCTCGCCTTGGCACCGCGCAGGCTCCGGTAGGGCCATGCGCGGGGCATGTGGATGGTTTTGGCGGTGCGGATGCCGTCGGGGCGGGTGGGGTCGGTGGAGTTCGACTGGCTGCCGTCCTGTATGAGCACGTCGTCCACCTGTTCCTCGCGGGTGTTCCAGATGATGCCGCCGCCGGGGTCTTCGCCGGCTTTGACGCGGTGGATGAGGGTGATGGTCTCGCCTCTCATGCCGCGCCTCCGGCCATGTCGTAGGACCATGCCTCGCCGTCGCCGCCCAAGGCTTCCTTCTCGCTCGTGGTGAGGTAGAGGTCGCCGGCGGGGTTGGCGTAGCTCAGGCTTTCGCTGTAGCTGCCGGCCGTCTGGGTGGATTGGGTGACGCCCGACATGTCGGGGCCGGCCTGCATGGCTCGTTTGACGGCCATGCAGGCGATGCGCTTCAACGTGGCGGGCTTGGCGTTGGCCCATTGGGGGCAGGTGGTGCGGATCAGGTCGCTCGCGTCCTGCAGCAGCGTCTCGGCGCGGGTTCGTTCGTCGCCGGTGAGCGCGTGCCATCGGGCTTCGAGGTCGCCGACCTGCGCGAACGGCTTCTCGTCGTCCGTTTCGTCCTCTCCCCCGCCGTCTTGCGTCATGGTTGTGCCGTCGGACAGGTTGAGCGGGGTGCTGGGGTATCCGTCCATGCGGGGTCTCCTTAGGCGAGGATGCCGGCGGCCTTGAGCTTGGTCAGCGTGGCGTTGACCTTCGCGATGATGGCCGCCGAGTCGGCGGATGCGGCGAGCTGCGCTTCGGCCGCCTGCTGGAGCACGCCGCCGCGCGCGCTGGCGGTCGGCGCGGGCGGGGTGAAGGTCGCGGGCTTGCCGGTGATCGAGTCCCATGAGACGGTGGCGACGCCTTCGGCGAACGGGGTGCCGTCGGGCTTGACCAGACGCACAGGGATGACGAGGCCGGCCTCGTCGGCCTCGTCGGTTTTCTGCACTACGAGCGTCTGGGTGAGCGGCGCGGCCATCACTTGGCCGCCCTGCCGGTGGCGGACGGCTTCTTGAGCACGGCGATGCCCTTGGGGTCGAGGATCGCGTAGCTGTACATGGCCTCGGTGCGGTAGGCGATCTGGTTGACGCCCTTGAGGTCCTTGCCGGTGTTGTCGGGGTCGCCGTATTCGATGATCTCGCTCCAGATGTCGCGCACCATGCCCCACTTGATGAGGCGGAAGTCGCCGAGGAAGGCGAGGATGCCGGTCGCAGGGGTGATGAGGCGGCCGTTGACCGTGCCGGACGTGGCGGCGGGGATGCCGTCGAGGTTGCCGACCTGGAGGTTGATCGGGATTTCCGGGTAGAAGCGCTGGCCGGTGGAGGGCACGCGAATCTTGCGCAGCTCGTTCGCCATGGTCTTGGACATGGCGATGCCGTTGATGTCGTACTCGTCGCTGACGACCTCGGCGAGGCTGTCGATGTCGGCGACGCGGTCGTCGGTGGCCGTCACGCCGACCGCGGTTTTGGCGAGCGCGTTGAAGCCGTCGAGGGTCGTCTTCTTCTTGGGGTCGAAGGCGTGGTAGATGACGTAGTCGAGGACGCGGCCCATTGCGGCGGCCTGGTCTGCCAGAATCTTGCTGGTGATCTCCAGTTTGGCGTCGTCGTCGGCCCACTGGAGCTCGTTGCTGACGCGGGTGGTGGTCTGCACCTTGAAGCGCTTGCCGACGACCGGGGTGAGGGTTTCCTCGTAGCTGGACTTCTGTGCGCCTTCGGCGACGACCTCGGCTTCGGAATTGCCGGTGAAGACCATGTAGTCCTTGTCGAGGAAGAGCTGGGGTTCGCTCGGGGAGAGCGCGGCGATGGTGCTGGTGTCCTTGGCGCGCTTGGTGATGACGGTGGCTACTTCCTTGGGGAGCAGCACCTTGCTGGTGTCGAGTGCCATGATGATGGTTTCCTTTCAGATGAGGGGTGAGGAGATGTTGGCCGGTTAGAGGCCGAGGTTGCGCAGGTAGTTGACCATGCTCTCGTTCGGGCCTTTGCCGGACGGCTGGCGGTCCGCGCCGTGCACGGCCGGGGCCTTGGGTTTGGGGTTGAGCAGCTCGTGGATGCGCTTGGCGTGCGATTGCATGGCTTCGAGGCTGTCGCCTTCGATCACGTCGGCGGGTACGCCGGTCTCGGCCGACGCCTGCGCCTTCCACTCGGCCCGCTGCTTGGCGGTTTCGTAGGAGGCGACCTTGTCTTCGAGTTCCTTGACGTGTTTGGCGGCCTTTTCCTGTTCGGTCATGCTCGCTTCCTTGAGCTTTTCCAGCTCGTCGGCGGCGGCCTTGTTGGCCTTCGCTTTCTTTTCCCAGTCGCGCGAGTGTCCGAGGGCTTCCTTGTATTTGGCTTCCCAGTCGATCGGTTCGCCGACATCCTCGGATTCGGAAGACGCGGCTGGCTGGGGGGGCCCCCCCGGAGCCCAGGCGCCCCCACTGCTCGAA